CTATCTAAAGCATACATAATTGTTAAACATAAAACTATTAAAACTATATGTGTGTACATATCTATATCATTGTTATTTGATCTCATTATGTCTCCTATTTATTATTAATGTTATTTTCCGTCTTAAGCCTTTTAATGACTTGCTTAGGTCTTAAATCGTTTATTCAATTCATGTGTTTTACGAGGCAAACAGAAACATTCCAAGTTGCTAAAATGGTAATGGAAACAATCCTCTTTTACATCTATCATATGTTATTACCCATGTTATTTTGATAAAGTTAATATTAGTATGTGTGTGGTGGAAAGTGAGCAGTTTAGCGTGATTTATTTTGCTCAGCACTTATATCACTAGAACTTAGGGAACGAAGTTCCCTTTTTCTTACGCTTGATCTTTACACCAAGCAAGAAGTTCATTTGAAATTGCGAAGGGTGTCTTCTTCTCACCTTTCCAGTAAGCAGACTCCTTCTTGAGATCAACAATGATGTGAAATACTTTAGGTACTTCAACCTTTGTCTCTTCACCAGTCTTAAGATTGACGACAACTTCAGTGACCATTCTTTTAATTCCGAATTCAAACATAATACAACTCCTTTTAGTAATTAAGAAAAACGATTTTAAGGGTATGGGGTATAAGTATAGCCTCCACTGCATTTTTCTACAATTTTTTCGGAAAAAAAATCTAGGAATTATTTGACATAACATCTAATTTTAAGGAGGTGAGGGAGGGGATAAATATTATATATAAACAAATAAAATATAAATACAGTAGTACATTAAACCAGTAAATGTATTAACTTATAACATGGGTAAACTAATAGAAGAGTTAGCAAATATGCCAATTGAAGGGCAAGAGTTTATTTTATCTGGATTGGCTTCTGACTACATACCTATAGAAATAGATGGATTAGTATATGTTATTCCTAAAGAAGTCAATACTCTAATTAAAAAGATGGTTAAAAGATTAGATGATGATCAAGAAAAAAAGGGAGGAGCTTTATCGAATCTAGGAAAATCAAAGAAATAGAACATATTGTTTACGAGTCTAAAGAAGAATTTAAGGCTCATTTAAATAAAGAATATAAATACTGGAAAGATGATCCAAAAGAGGGAGATTGGGTAGAGGCTGATGATGGTGGTATAGTTCAAATTTTAAAAAAAGGAACAATTACTCACCCTAAAGACAGTGATAATTATAAATCTAATAAATGTTATGTTAGGACAATTGTTGGAAGTTTTCTTTTAAATAAAAAAGCTTCTATGGATACGGATTTCAACCAACATCCAAATAGATATACGTTTTCAAAAAAGATTACTAATTCAAACGAGAATTTTAATTCCAGAAAAAAAATTACCAAAAAAGAACATATGTTTGCTACTCAAGTAATGACAGGACAACCTGCTGTTGATGCAGTAAAGAATGTATATGGAACACAAGATTTTAAAAAAGCTAAAAGTAAAGCAGTGTTATTATTAAAACAGGAAAGAGTTATGGATGAAATAGAAAAAGGTGTAAATGATATAGCTAAAAGTATGGGAATTAATCATGAATATGTATTAGGAAGATTAAAGATGTTAGCAGATAGTAGCCCAGATGATAATATAGTATTGCAATCATCAAAAGAGTTGGGGAAAATTATAGGAACTAGTTCTAATATTAAAAAAGATAATAGCGCTGTAGGTTTCTTTGCGGGGTTTTCTCAAGATCAATTACAAGGAGCTGTAAGAGACAATAATCAACTAAAAGAAGGGAAGAAAGATGAACTCAAAAATGGTGTCTGAACAAAAAGGCATGGACGGAGTTAGGCAAGACTCAGAAGGAAATATCATTGGATGTCCAAAATGTGGATCTAGGTCTTTAAGAAAAGATGGTTTTAGTAATTTTAAATCAAGAAATAAAAAACAAGTGTGGTATTGTAATAGTTGTGGAGGTAAAACAACAAGACCTACTGTTGTTGAAGAAAATCCTTTTGTTGTAGAAGACAAAACACCAGATAGTATTCCTATTGAAGACTTAATTAGCCATAGATTAAAGCAATATGAACAAAAATTAATTCATAAAAAAAGTAAAAATTTAATTAATATAAAAATTAATGTAGATGGTGTTATAGGAATTGCTCACTTTGGAGATCCCCATGTAGACGATGATGGAACTGATTTATCTCAAATTATTCATTATACTAATGTTATTAATAATACAGAGGGTATGTTTGCAGGGAATCTTGGAGATATTCAAAACAATTGGATTGGAAGGCTTGCTGCGTTATATGGTCAACAATCTACCTCTGCTAAAGAATCATGGAGACTAACTGAATATTTTGTTAATAAATTAAATTGGCTTTATTTAGTCGCAGGAAATCATGACGTATGGAGTGGAGATGGAGATCCATTAGAATTTATTATGAGAGATCATCAAGGCGTTTATGAGAGATTTGGAGCTAGAATGAATCTTATGTTTCCTAATAAAAAACAAGTTAGGATTAATTCAAGGCATACATTTAAAGGGAATAGTATTTGGAACACAGCTCATGGAATAGCTAAAGCAGCTCAAATGGGATGGAAAGATCACATATTAACTTGTGGACATACTCATGTTTCTGGCTACCAAGTTCTTAAAGACCCTGCAAATGGTTTAATTAGCCACGCTTTGCAAGTTGCTTCCTTTAAAATAATGGATAGTTATGCTGATAAACTAGGCTTAGATGATAAAAATATATTTAATTGCCCAGTAACTATTATTGATCCTCAATATGCAGATGATGATAATAGATTAATTACTACTATATTTGATCCAGAAGAAGCTGCTGATTACTTGACATGGAAACGAAGAAAAAAGTAAATATTAATAAATCAAACGTAACGAAAGCTAATGAAGTTCTCAATTTAGCTAGACATGATTTAATTGCATTTGGTAAATTATTTTTATCTGGGGATTTTGGTAAATCAGAGTCTCCTAAATTTCACTATGAAATTGCTGATGCTTTATTAGAAAAGACAACAAAATCACTTGCATTAATCTTACCTAGAGGAAGTGCTAAAACTCAGCTATTTAAAACATTCCTTATGCATAAAATATTATTTAAAGACCCTAACGAGTTTTTATTTATGGGATGGGTTTCTGATAATCATAGAAAGTCTATATTAAATCTTCAATACATTAAACAACATTTTCAAACCAATGAAATGATTCAATACTATTTTGGGAATATAGTAGGAGATAAATGGACTGAGACTGATATTGTTACAAATACAAAAGCTAAGTTAATTAGTAGATCAAACTTATCTAGTGTTCGTGGTGAAAATTATTTAGGAAAACGATATGATATTGTGGCATTAGACGATACTGAAAGTGAAACCAATACAGTAACTCAAGATGCTAGAGAGAAAATTAAAAATATTGTATATAATGGTGTAAGACCTGCTTTAGATGTAAATAGTGGAAGACTTATATTTGCAGGAACCCCCGTTCACTACGATAGCCTTTGTCAAAATATATTAGATGGATATGAAAAATCAGATAATAAGTCTAATTATACATGGGATGTAATTACTTATAAATCTACACAGCCTGAAATGGAAGGAGGTGTATTATGGTCTTCTTATATGCCTAAAAAGAAACTGTTAAGAATAAAGAAGGAGTATGAAGAAGCTGGCAGGGCTCAAGGGTATTACCAGGAATATGAACTTGAAGTCCAGAATGAAGAAGACGCTCTCTGGGGCAACAAGTATATTAAGTACTGGAATGGGTATTATCAAAGAGATAATGATGTTAATTATTTAGTTATTGATGGTGAAAAATTTCCATGTAATACATTTATAGGATGCGACCCAGCAACGGATATTGACACAAGAAGTTCTGACTTCTCTGTAATAATGGTTGTTGCTATTGATCCTAATAATAATGTATATGTATTGGAATATGAAAGACATAGATCAATCCCTACTATTGGAGCTAGGGGAATTAAAGATGAACTTATTGGTAAAAAAGGAGTAGTAGATTATATAATGGAATTACATCAAAAATATCATTGTACGTCTAGTACAGTGGAAGACGTTGCTATGAATAGATCTGTTTTTCAATCTTTAAATGAAAGAAGAAGAATAGAAAATAAGTTTGAAATCGCTGTAATACCTGAAAAACCAGGGGGAAGAGAAAAAAGAAATAAAATTTATTCTGGTTTATCTGGCAGGTTTAGCACAGGAACAGTATATTTGCGAGACAATATGTTTGATTTAATACACGAAATAGTTACTTTTGGGTCAAAAATGGCACATGATGATACAATTGAGACACTATTTTACGCACTTTTACACGCATTTCCACCAAATATGAAGTCAAAAGGTGAAGGAAAGGAAAGAAAGTGGATAAAACCAAAAAGAAAAGCTAAGGCTTGGGTAGTTGCATAATGGCTAAAATGAAAACAAGTGAACGAGTTTACAATATGTGGAGAACTGCTAATTCTGAGGAAAGAGTTAAATGGCAGTCTTCAAGTCAAAAGGGATATGATTTCTATCTCAATGATCAATTAACTTCTAAAGAGAAATCGGCTCTAGAAGAAGCAGGTATGCCAACATTCCAAATCAATAGGATTACTCCTATTATTGAAACTATGAAATACTTTGTAACAGCAAACAATCCAAGATGGAAAGCTGTTGGAGTTGATGGGAGCGATGCGAATATTGCTCAAATCCATAGTGATATTTCTGACTATTGTTGGGGATTATCAAATGGTAAATCTGTATATGGAAGTGTTATTCTAGATTGTTTAGCAAAAGGATGTGGTTATTTCTTTGTAGACGTAGATATGAATTTAGATAATGGAAAAGGAGATGTCGTTTTTAAAAGAATTGATCCTTATGATGTATATCCAGACCCAATGTCAAGAGATTTTTTATTTAGAGACGCTGCCTTTATTATTGTTAAAAAAGTATTAACAAGAAGTCAATTAAATCAGATGTTCCCTGAACATAAAAGAAAAATTAAAAAAGCAAGTGAACAAGGAATCCATGAGACTTATTCACAAGCAGACAGAAATGACTCAGACGCTATTATTGCAGAAGACATCATTACAACTGTTTCTGAATCTGGAGAAAAGGATGATAAGCTTGATTACTACGAATGTTATGAAAGAGTAAGACTTCCTTTTTATAATTTAACAATTCAAATTCACCCAACCCCAGAAGATTTAGAAAATGTAAAAATGGTTTCTGAGCAAAGATTGAAAGAGTATGTTGAAGAATCTCAAGTAGCGACTCAAGAAAAAATATTAAATATAGAAAGACAATTACAAGCTGGTGAAATTATTGAAGAAAGAGCTGCTCTTGAAGTTGATAAAGCAAAAAAAGCTTTAGAATATGGAATCAAAAGAAAGAAATCTGAAATTGATTATGCAACTCAAGAAGAATTAAATAGGACTGAATCTAAAGTTGTTAGCGAAGAAGAGTATAAAGAATTAATTAAAAACGAAGCAGTAATGAAGACTATTTTAGACGCTACTTTATTTCACGAAAGAAGAATTAAAGTATCTTGTTGCTTAGGGAGTGATACTAACTTATATGAATATATACTTCCAATTACTGACTTTCCAATTATTCCTATTCCTTATTTATATACAGGTACTCCTTATCCAATGTCAGCTGTTATCCCTATGATTGGAAAACAACAAGAAGTAAATAAAGCTCATCAAGTTATGCTCCATAATGCAAATTTAGCCTCTAATTTAAGATGGCTTTATGAAGAAGGAAGTGTACCTGAAGAAGAATGGGAACAATATTCATCAGCTCCAGGAGCTTTATTAAAATACAGACAAGGGTTTAATGCTCCTACACCTGTATTACCTGCTTCTATTAACAACGCTTTCTTTACTGTAACTCAAGAAGGTAAATCAGATATGGAATATATCGCTGGTATTCCAAGTGCTATGATGGGTTTTGCTCAAGAACAAGCAGAAACATATAGAGGATTATTGGCTAATGATGAATTTGGAACTAGAAGAATTAAAGCATGGATGAATAGTGTTTTAGAACCAGCCTTAGAACATACTGGTAAAGTATTTAAAGAACACGCTCAAGCTCATTATCAAATAGATAAAGTTTTTAGAATTGTTCAACCTAATACTGCTGGAGATTACGATCAATCAGAAACAAGAATTAATATTCCAATATATAATGACTATGGAGAACAAATACAATTATGGAATGATTACGCCTCTTCAAGATTTGATGTTAGAATTGTCGCTGGGGCAGTTATGCCGATTAATAGATGGGCTTTACTTGAAGAATACTTTAGATGGTTTCAAGCTGGACTTATTGATGATGTTGCTATGTTAGCTGAAACTGATGTAAGAGGAAAAGAAAAGATTCTTGAAAGAAAATCTTTATATGCTCAATTGCAACAACAAGTAGAAGGCATGAAATCTCAAATGCAAGATAAAGAAGGCGAAAACGAAACATTGAAACGACAACTAATTCAAGCTGGTATTAGACATGGTATTGATACTGGATCAAAAACTGTTGATAAAGAAGTCCTCGAAACTCAAGCACAGCAAAAATATTATAGAAAACTGATGGAAGATGACTTAAAAAGAAAAACAGAAAAAGAATTGGAAGAAAATAAAAAAGTTTAGTATATTTTAAATAACAACAAGGAAGTAATTGATGGCAAATGAAAAAGGCAACGCATCTAATGATGCCCCTGTATCAAATGACATAAACAACTCTGGTGATTTTTTTGGTGATTTAGAACAAGAAGTCAACGGAGGAATACTTGAAAGTAGTGATGATTCTTCACAAACATTGTCTGATAACAAGGAGAAAAGTAGTGAAGTTCAGCAAGAGAATGTCGAGACTCTTAAAAAAAGGTATGCTGATTCTAGCAAAGAAGGACAACGACTTAACACTCGTTTAAAAGAAATAGAACCATATTTACCTATTCTTGACGAAATGAGGAAAGATCCTGGATTAATCAATCATGTGAGAGGTTATTTCGAGGATGGTGGTCAAACTCCAAAAACAGTAACTGAGAAACTTGATTTGCCTGAAGACTTTGTCTTTGACGCAGATGAAGCGATTAGTGAGCCAGATAGTGATTCTGGGAAAGTTTTAAATTCGACCATTGACAACGTAGTGCAAAGAAGACTCACGAATGAGTTAAATAAGCAAAAAGAAGAAACGAAAGTAACTTCTGAAATAAATGCTTTTAAACAAAAACACGGCATGAACGAGGATCAATGGAATGATTTTAAATCTTACGCTGATAGTAGATCTTTATCTTTTGATGATATTTTATATTTAAAAGAAAGAGAATCGAGTGAGCCAGCAAGAAAAAGAGAAACGGGTGTTTTTGAGAAAGCTGCTAATCATGTTAAGCAGACTCAAATGAAACCACAATCTTTAGCTTCCGCTGGGTCTACTAGTGATACTAAAAGCAGCCAAGAAGATGAATTATTTGATGCAATTTTGGGGATTGACAAGACATTAGATTCCGCATTTGGTTAATAGCTGAACTTTTTTTAGACTATTAGCCAGGTGCTTTAACTCCAAAAATAAGAGGTTAAACAATGGCTGATGACATTTTTCAGTTGAGCGACTTAGGTGTCGCTGACGATAATTCAACATTATCCACTGGTGATCTTAGAAGAAAATACAATTTTGGAAGTAGAGTATCTGAGTTAGCAATAGCGCAAGATCCTTTTTTTAGACTTGTATCTAAAATTTCTAAGAAGCCAACAGATGATCCGCAGTTCAAATATACAGAACGAAGACCATCTTTTCACAAACGATATGCATACTGTTATGGTGCTGATGATTCTAGCAATACTCCATCAAAAGGTGGGATATTAACAGCAAATACAACAAAACTATATATGATTGGCGATTATTTGTCCGCAGGAAATAAAGGGACTGTATATGGTCAAACATCTGTAGGTATTGGAGCATCAGGAACTAAGCCTGGGTTTTTTACAGCTGGTCAAATTGTAAAAATTCCAACTGCAGCTTCTGCTCTAGGTAATGCTTATGATGATTATGCTTTATTTAAAGTAACCGCTGTTGCAGATGGTACTTTCTCTAATAGTATATTATTAACAGGTGAAATGGTTAGAACTCCAACCAATCTATATCAAGCATATAGTCATGATGACGATTCTGCAAAAGACCCTCAAAGTCAAGAATCATTATCTTTATTACGCTCATATGTAGTTGGTAGTGCATTTGCTCAAGGTAGTGGATTTCCTACCACTTGGAAAGATCAACCTTTCTCAACTGGTTATGGAAATACTCAGATCTGGAAAACTGCTATGGCTATGGATAATACTACAAGAGCAACTATGCTTAAGTATGATTCTAGTGAGTGGGCAAGAGTATGGAAAGAAAAGCTGATTGAACATAAGTTTGATATTGAACAATCACTTCTTTTTAACTCAGCTGCAAGTACAGCTAGTGATGCATGGTATACAGATGGTGTTTTAAGTTTTATTAATACCTATGGAAACCAATTCACATTAGCAACTGCAACAAAAACTCAAGACGATTTTCTTGATGACATGAGTGCATATCTTGATCCAAGATACAACAATGCAAATGCAACTGTATTCTTTGTTAATACAGGAACATACAATTGGCTACATAAATTAACTGGTTACTTCCGCAACAATGTGGAACAATCTCCTAATTATAGAGCTGATATGGGCATGGTTGGAAAAAAGAAAGTCTTTGGTGTTGATATTACAACAATCACAACTCCTTATGGAGATATGAACGTAGCTCGTAATATTCACCTTGATCAAACTGACATAAACATGGTTGGTATTAATATGAAGTACGTTTCTTATAGACCTTTGGTCGGAAATGGACTAAATAGAGATACTGCTATTTATGTAGGTGTTCAGACTTTAGAGAACAGTGGTGTTGACCGTAGGGTTGACTTAATTCAGACAGAAGCTGGCTTGGAAATTAATATGCCCGAAGCCCACGCTATCTGGAAGAAATCATAAGGAGGTATGAATAATGGCTAATCCTTTATATGGACAAAATAAAGCTGATGACAAGTTAGACCTATTACAAAATGGGAAAAACTTAGGAATCATGACATTAACATCCGCTACCACTTTAACTTCTGCAGATGCAGGTAAATTAATCTGTGTTAATGCAGCGGCTATAGCAGTTACTTTACCTTCTGCTGAAGCTGGAATGGTTTTTGACTTTTCTTTCTTTATTGATACAACAGCTGGAGCTACTATTGTTGCTGCTTCTGGTGATTGTTTCTTTGGGACAGTTAAAGTCTTTTCAACCACAGCAGATCAAGGAGCTGTTCAACAATCAATTCCTCATGCTACTGCTATTGCTACTGTTGCTGATTATGACAATTTAGATTTTGTTCATGATTCAACTACTTTAGGTGGTAAAGCTGGTGACTCTGTTAGATTGATTGCTGTAGATAGTACTGCTTGGATGGTAGATGCTAATCTAGTGACAGATGGAGCTAATCCTGGTACTATTGCAGCTATTAATGCAGGTTAAGGAGATAAGTAATGGCACAACTAGATAAACAAACATACAAATCAAGTTGGAATCCTAATGTAGCAGAAATGGTAATAAGTTACGATGATAATAGTGCAGCTGGAGCTGCAGGTGTTTATAGTATTAGTACTGTAATACCTGCTGGAGCTTATATACTTGATGTTCAAGTACATACTGACACCCTTTGGGATAATGGCACTAGTGCTACTTTAATAGTAGGAGACTCAGATGACCCTAATGGGTTTTATGATGCAGTAAATGCAAAAGCGACTGATTTAGTAGCTAATGAAGTTCTTTCTTTTTATCACTTAGGTGGTAAAGAAGGAGCTTATGTGACTGATAATAATGGGGTTATGACTCAATATGCGTCAACTGCTCGTACTATCAGCGCTCAAATGACTACTGTTGGTACAACTGCTACTGCTGGCGTTACTCGTATTATTGTAATATGGGCAAAGCCTACTGATTCTGTAAAAAGTGACTTCACAGCGAGTTAATCTGAAATTTGTGATTAATAACACAATATAAGGATAAATAATATATGGGGGAGTTTCGGCTCCCCTATATTTAAATAAAAAAAATAAAAAATTAAATGGCAATAACAGATATACAAGCAACGGTTTTAGCAAACACAGGAAATACACCCACTGCGAATAGCGTAGAAGATGCACAAAGATATGTAGTGTCAAGTATTCCAAAAAATTTATTACATTTTGCTCAAGCAGCATCTTCTCCTTCTACAGATGGAAGTGCAATTGCATTTTCAATTAATGACTCTATTATAGATGTTCAAAGAAACGGATACAGTTGTAGGGAAATCCCAATGTCGGAAGCTGTGTGGGCATTAGATCCTTCAAGTTTAAAACTTGCAACTGCTAAGTCTCCAGTATGGTATCATAAAGTAGGATCTGTTCATTTTGCTCCAATAACAGATGGAAGTAATGCTGGATATATATATTATGTAGATTATTCTAAAATTGATGATGCTTGTGATTTAAGAAATGCAGTAATTAATTATGCATCAGCAAAAGAATTTACAAAACTAGCTACCGATAATTTGCCAAGTTGGACTTCTTTGTCGGTTCCAGTTTCTCCTTCATCTCCAGATTTTGGAAATGATTTAACTATATCTATATCTTCTCCAATAAGCCCAGAAAGCCCTTCGTTTACATATAGTAATGCGAGTGTTTCTGATATTGTAAAGCCATTAATATCTATTTCAGATATGGCTTCAATGACTGAATCATCTCCTTCTTATGTTAAACCTGCTTTATCATTAAGTGCTTTTCCTTCATTAACATGGACTTTACCTACAAAGCCTATTGCTTCTGTAACTAATGCTGAGTCATCTGCAACTGGTGGAGCTACAGTTAGCTTTAGTCAGACTGCTCCTTCTTATATCCCTCCAGTAATGCAATCACCAGATTGGAGTGATGTGGAAAATTGGATTACAACAGAAGAAGATTCTGAAATGTTAAGTTCTAGAGTACAAGCAATACAAGCTCAAGTATCAGAGTTTTCAGCTAAATTAAATGAATCTCAAGCTACTTTTAATAAAGAAAATGCTGAGTATCAAGCTCAGCTACAAATATCAATACAAAATGCCAATCAAGCTGGGAGTGGAGATGGTATTATTATGCAAAAATTTTCTAATGATATAAATTCTTATCAAGCAGAAGTTAATTCTATTATCAATTCTAATTCAAATCAAATTGCAGAATGGCAACAAGAGAATACAATTAATATTCAAAAATATGGTACTGATATACAAAATGAATTAAATTCTTTTAACAAAGACAATGTCGTTTATCAACAAGATATACAAAGAAAAATGCAAAATCTTCAAAAAGATACACAAGAAGCTATTCAAAATGCTCAAAGCGATATAAGTGTTAATTCTGCAAATTTAAATAAAGACATTCAAATTGCTTTACAAAATGCATTACAAAACTTTCAAAAAGACATTCAAGAATATGCATCTAAATTGCAAAAATATGGAGCCGATATAAACGCTTATCAGCAAAATATTCAAAAAGAAATACAAGACTTTGTAAATACTTTAAATAAAAATACTCAAGAATATCAATCTAAATTAGCTTTATATACTTCTGACTTACAAAAGTATCAATCAGAGGTAGGAGAGTCAACCCAAGAAGCTGCTGTAAAAGCTCAAAATGTTCAAAGATATGAAAGAGAATCTGACAAACATTATAAATGGGCACAGATGGAAATACAACAGTATATACAAAATAATAGTAAAATGATTCAACAAACAATGGCAGCTCAAGCTGCACAACAACAATAAGGAGATAAAAAATGGCAAGCACAAGAATGAGAGTCAGTACAAACGCTCAAGTCTTTCATAGAGTAGCTGCTACTGGAGATATGGCTGAACACGATGTAGGAACAACAGATTCAGTAGCTACTGGAATGGGTGGAACGGCAGATTTTGAGTTAGAATCCGATGAAACTGTAGCTCATGTAGATGCATCTAAAGTAGCAGATGCTACTGGTGGTGGTACGGCTATAGCTAGTTCTGCAACAATTAATGATTATCTTTACATCAAACATACAGGATTTACAAGTTCAGCAAAAACTACAGCAACTACCCAACTTTTAAAGGTTGGTATTGGAGATCCTGATGCAGATGGATTTAGTTTATCAGCAGGGGAAGCTATAACTTTACATGGGTTTGGAACTGGAGCTAATAATATTAATCATTGGAATTTAGAATCTGCGTCTGGTGATATTTATACTGAAATTAAATATTTATAATGACTATTTTAGAAATAATGGAAAGAGCTGGAATAAAGGAAACTAATCTAGCTATAGCATACATTAAAGATGCTATACATTTAATACAATCTCAAGGAGATGACGCTTTAGCTACATGGAAAGTAAATATAGAAGATGGAACTAGAGATTATCCTTTCCCAGCTAACTTAATTAAGTTAAAATCAATATCTGTTAAAGATACAAATGACGATAAATGGAAAAAAATAAAACGGTTACTTTCAGATCCGACTGTAACGGAGGACAATTCACCTTAATATGAGTTTCGATACAAATAATACTTGGGTATATAAAATATCTGGTAGAAACATACACCTATATCAATATTTATATTCAGCGACAACTGATGTATTGGCTGGATATTCAATTAGAATCCCTGATGCTTATTTTGGAGATCAATTAGTATATCCCGATGAGTCAATAACAGGTGGTTTGAGATTTGAAGGTACTGCTTTTATTGAGCCTTTTGTTAATTATGATCCTAATGAATTAACTGTTGGTAATGCAAATCCTACTTTAACAGGAGAAGATCCTACTGAAACATCTCATGTTAATTTAAGTAGAATGTTATGTTTGGCTGTTGTTGATTATTTAAGATCTAGAGTAGCTGAAGCAAATGGGAATCTTGATTTAAAAGAATATTATATGAAAGAATTTTGGAAGAAAGTTGGAGATAATCATAGTAATAAAATTCAAACAGGAATGAGTTATACTTCTACTACTTATGCAGTTAAGTAATGCCTACTTACACTTATTCAAAACAAAAACCTAGTCCTCCAACTAATACATATTCTAAACAAATTGCCTCTCCCCCTACTAATACTTATTCAAAGCAAATTGTATCGCCTTCTTCTTTTACATATTCAAAACAAGTTTTAACTCCATTAACACATACATATTCAAAACAAAAATTTACTGCTGAATTTTTAGGTTTTGACAACATTCTTCTTGGTATGGTTTCATGGGGAGGATTAACAAACACAAACTGGGATTCTTCTGAGTTAGAAAATTCAAAATATAATTGGGAAGAATTAGGTTAATATAGTTATATTCAATATATATTTTAATAACAGATATGACCATGAGAACAGTCAAGCTCGGTAAGTCATACTAGGAGAAACAAGATGGCAATAAATAAATATTCTGTAATAGAAGCTCAAAATATCCAATTAGGACAAGGTGGATCTGCTTTTGTAGATACATTAGGTCAATTAACACCTCCCACAGGTTTAAAAATTATAATGATTACTATGCTTACTGATGTTGAATTTGCAGAACTCACTCCTACTGACGCTGCTGTAAATTTTGGAACAACAAGCGCAAACACTGCTTCTAGTGGGTCAGATACATTAACAAACGCAGACACTTTTCCAGGAGGCGTAACTATTTTTGGAAGATGGGATTCTTTAACTCTCCAAACTGCTGGGGATAAAGCTATTGTTTATTTCGGATAATGCCTAGATTAGGAATAGCAGTTGCAAT